TGTCGGACTTAGAGAAGGAGAAACAGCGGTACAACGAGATCTGCGCATATCGAGAACGATTGACCGAGTTAAGAGACAATATCCAGAGTTTTTCAAATCTCGGTCTTGACCCGTCCACGGTCCTTCTCTCTGACGCATCAGTACGTGTCGGAGTGTCCAGCCCTAAAGCGAAGTATTCAGATCAGGACTTGATTCACTGTTTCGATCTTCGCTTAGCAGGGTTTTCTTTGCGTGAAATTTCCAAAAAGATGGACATTCCAATACGCACTTTACGAGACATTTTCTCAGGCAAAAGACGTGCAGTTATTCCAACTAAGTTCAAATGAAGCAGTGCGCACCCGTAACCAGAACCGCTCAATACTGTAGAAAAATCGGGGGATTGTATGACTAAGAAAAAGCCATTGACCGATAAGCAGAAGCGTTTTATTGATGAATACATGGTGGACAGTAACGCCACACAGGCCGCGATAAGGGCCGGATACAGCTCAAAAGCGGCCAGAGTTCAGGGTCAAGAGAACCTGTCAAAACCTGCCATCCAAATTGAAATTGCTAAACGACAGGACGCATTGAAAGAGAAGCTGGAATACACGGCTGAAGATTGGACACGTGATGTCCTGGAGCTTAAAAACCGCTCAATGGAGGAGATCGAGCTTAAAGACGAGGACGGCAATGTAGTACATACGGAGACGAAAGATCCGCAGACCGCTCATAAATGTCTGGACATGCTCGGCAAACGCTTAGGCCTATTCATTGAGAAGAAGCAGGTGGAAGTTAATATTTCCGATCGCTCCTCCTGGCTGAATGAAGTTTTGAAGGAGGTCAAGGATGAATAAAGAGGCCGCCGACTTCGAGATGGGCTTAAGGCGCCTGGCTATCGCTTGCACGAATGATCCGCTCCTTTTCGTCCAAAAATGCTTTAGATGGGGACACGGTGAGCTGGCAAACTATGAAGGCCCTGACGTGTGGCAGCAGAAGATTCTTTGTGACATTAGGGATCGGCTCAAGAACGGGGAAACACGGCACAAAGCTATCCAGATAGCCGTGGCATCAGGGCACGGTATCGGGAAGACCGCTTTTGTGGCCTGGATCATGTTGTGGGCAATCTGCACCTATCCAGACATGAAAGGGGTCGTGACGGCTGAAACCAAGAACCAGCTCATAACAAAAACGTGGTCAGAGCTCCACAAGTGGCACCACCTTTGCATATTCCGTGACTGGTTTGAGGTGGCGGCTGAATCCATTTTCTCTACTCAGCCAGGGCACAAATACACCTGGCGCATTGACGCAATCCCGTGGAATGAGAACAACACCGATGCATTCCAAGGCTTGCATAACCAGGGCAAGCGGATTCTTGTCTTGTTCGATGAAGCCTCAGTTATCGCCCAAAAGATTTACGAGGTGACGAAAGGCGCATTGACCGACAAGGACACGCAGATTATCTGGTGCATTTTCGGAAACCCTACACGCCCAGATGGGCCATTCTTTGACGCGTTCCACAAGTCTCGGCATAGATGGATCACCTACAACATTGACAGCCGCACAGTGAAGATCACGAACAAGGAGCAGTTGCAAGAGTACGTGGACGATTACGGAGAGGACAGTGACTTTGTGAAGGTGCGTGTTAGAGGTGTATTCCCATCAGCCTCGGCCAAGCAGTTTATAAACCGTGAGGACGTGGACGCGGCTATGAATCGGGATGTGGGCCAGGTCAACTACTCAAGAACCGTTGCAATCCTGGGCGTGGACGTGGCCAGAGAAGGCGATGACCGCTCGGTTATTGCCACGAAGATAGGCCGAGACTGCACTATGCCGCTGAAAGTCTTTCGAGGCCTGGACGGGCCTCAGCTCGGAATGCAGGTGCTCATGTATGCGAACGAACTCAAGGCCAAGGGCATTCCTCGTGTGTATGTCAATCTGGACTATACAGGTGTAGGAGCGAGCCCTTACGATTGGCTCAAGGATAAGGTGCAGCACCTCAACAAAGTCATCAGTGCGAGCCAGAGCACTAATCCCCAGCGCTGGGCGAATAAGCGGGCCGAGATGTGGGACAAGATGAGAGACTTTATCCGCGATGACGGAGTGATCCCCAAGAGTGAGGAATTGGCCGAGGACTTGTGCATACCTGAAAAGCTGATCGACCAGAAGGGCCGGTTACTCCTGGAATCCAAAGATTCAATGAAGCGCCGCGGCATGAACTCTCCAGACACCGCAGACGCGCTGGCACTCTGTTTCGCCATACCGATACAGGAATATATCGAGGATGACGGCTGGCGTCATCAGCGCGCCCAGCGCTCCAAAACAATCCGCGATCCATACGCATAGAAGGTGTGCGCATCAGTCTCTTGTCAGGCTCGACAATCGGAACATGATGAAGATCGAAACCTGTACGCTCTCAGACTTATTCAATGACCCTCGGTACGAGGAGGTGTGCCAGCACTACCGCCAGGAGGCGGGCCACCTCGACTTGAAGGGCATTGTTGACAAGGACAAATACTCATTCCTTGCACAGAATGGTCTACTTCTTTGCGCCAGAGCCGTGAGCGAGGGTCAGCTAGTGGGAATTATGGCACTCGTCATGTGTCCTTCTCTCCACAACTCTAAAGACGTGGCCAACGTGGACACCTTGTTTTTAGAGCCTGAGCACCGAGGCCACGGCCTCCAATTCCTGAGACACGCAATAAAAATGGCTCGGGAGTTTGGTGCCTCAGGTATTCGATTTTCCGCACCTGCTGGGAGCCGCACTGAACAGCTTTTCGACCGATTGTTCACGCGCTCGGACGTTACTTATTACAAGTCTTTGGAGGATTAAATCATGGGTATGGAAATGCTGGGCATGGGCCTTTTAATGGTCGGATCTGCGGCCTTGTCTTCTCACACACAGAGCCGAGCCGCACGCCGAACGGCATCAGCTCAGAAGGACGCGACCGAAGAGGCCAAACGCAACGCTGAGAAACAAGCTGAACAACAGCGTGAGCAAATGCGTATGCAGAACCAGAAGACTGCTGATCTATCCAAGATCCTCGGCGACAACACCAACGACCTGTTATCAGGCGGTCAAACAATGCTGACTGGCGCCGGCGGTGTGGATCAAAACGACATGACGCTGGGCAAAAAATCTGCATTAGGGTGATGACATGAAAGAAGTTCGGCAGGAAGTTTTGAACCGATGGATAAGCCTTATTAAAGAGCGCGATCCTTATCTCCACCAATGGATAGAAATTTCTAAATTCCTGCGGCCTGCTAACGGTAAGTTCCTCAATCCGACAACGCAGAATGAGGCAAAAACCCGCTGGAATAACATTTATGACAACACCGCGCTCAGGGCTTCGGATATTTTGGCCAAGGGCCTAATGAGCGGCATGACCGATCCTTCTCAGCAGTGGTTTTTCCTCACAACTGGGAGCCCCGACTTAGACGAATCCGTCCAGGTTAGGCGCTGGTTGTCGGATGTCAGTCAGATTCTTTACATGACATATGCCAAGACCAACCTCTATCAGGCCCTGCATCATGCGTGGCTTGAGGCTGGCTTATTTGGAATTCTGGCCATCATCATTGAAGAGGATGAGGAGAAAGGGTTTAACTGTATTCCCCTGACCGCTGGCGAATACTGCATATCGTGCGACAGCAAAGGAACTCCGGATACTATCTACCGCGAGTTTTCGTTATCGCTGAGGCAGATCGTGCAGAAGTTTGGTGAAGACGCGTTGCCATATTCTCTCTACCAAACGTACAAGGGCGGCCAGAAGGACAAGCTCTATACGATCATTCATGCAATCGAGCCGAGAGAAAAACGCAATCTCCGCTCAAAGTCCAATAAGGACATGCCGTGGCGATCCGTCTATCTGCTGAAGGATGCAGGAGACGATCAGAAGCCGATTCTCCGAGAATCGGGATACCGAATGTTTCCTGCCGTGGTCGGACGCTGGGGAGCGATCAGCACGGAAACCTACAGTTGTGAATCTCCTGGCATGGTCGTTCTGGGGGATGTGAAACAGCTCCAGCACGAGCAGAAACAAAAAGGGAATGCCATTGATTACATGGTGAATCCGCCTATTGGGCTACCGTCCGAAGCAAAAGATTCAGACATAGACATGGATCCAGGCGGCCAATCATTCATTAACGGAGCCACTGGCAGGAAGCCCGCTGAGCAGTTGTGGAATGTGGCTATTAACCTCAATGACCTGAGGCAGGACACTTTGGAGGTACAAAACAGAATCCGAGCTGGATTCAATGTCGATATGTTCCTCATGCTCAGCAATCAGTCTGCGCTCAATCAGATGACCGCCACTGCCGTGGCCGAGTTGCATGAAGAGAAGCTGCTGATGCTCGGGCCCGTTCTCTCCAGATTCAATAATGAGGTTTTGCGACCGCTCATTGATCGTACTTTCGACATCCTGAATGAAGAAGGATTGATCCCGCCTGCTCCGGAAGAGATTCAGGGTACGGATTTAAATGTCGAGTACACCTCAATTTTGAGCCGTAGCCAGAAGGAGGTACAGTCACGCACCGACCAACAGGCCATTCAGGAGGCGCTCCAAATTGCTCAGTATCAGCCCGACTTCCTCGACAACTTCGATCTGGACAAGTACGCCCAGATTGTTTCCGACAAGCGCGGTGTTTCGCCTGAAATCCTCCGTTCTTCTGACGAGGTGGCCGCAATCCGCCAGCAGAGAGCACAGCAGCAACAGCAGGCTCAGCAGCAACAGCAAATGGCTCAGAGCGCTGACATGCTATCCAAGCTCGGAAAAGTGCCAGCGGGCCCGGAAACACTGGCTGGCCAAGCTGTCCAGGGCATGCAAGACATGGCGGCCGAGGGAATGCAATAGGGTGTGCGCATCAAAAAATCACAAGGATTGACAATGAGCAAAGTTACAAGAGACCCGTTTGATAACTTCCAGCGAGAAAAGGACGAAGAAAAGAATCTCGAGGCATTCCGAAAGGAAGCTGACTTCCAAGAGGCTCTGATCAATGTCCTGAACACAAGAGACGGAATGACAGTGCTGAAACGAATTTTTGATGACAGCGGTTTCTTCTCCTCGGCATTCGATACGAATGCTTTGAACATGGCTCGCAAGGAAGGGAAACGGGAATTTGCACAACAGGTTTTTAACAACGTTCTCAAGTACGCCCCTGAAAAGATCGGCGAATTGAGACCTAAGGAAACGAAATGAGCGAAGGTACAGCAGCCGAAAATCAGACAAGCGAGGCTACAACCAACGGCACACCTAATCCTGATTCTCAGGGTCAGCAGGGAGAATCCACGCTGATTGATGAAATCTCCAAGGCAACTCCTCAAGAGGGACAGCAGTCTCAAGAGGAAGGAAAGACCGAAGAGAACGAAGGAGAGAAGAAGGAAGAAAAGGCGGACGAGACTGGCGGAGCTCCGGAGAAGTACGAGGACTTCAAAGCGCCTGAAGGCACGACTTTAGACGCAGAAGTCATCAAGACTTTTTCAGAAGTCGCTAAGTCTCTGAATCTGCCTCAAGCCAAGGCCCAGGAAGTCATTGACAAGCTGGCGCCGAAATTGGCAGAGCGACAGATTGAAGTGCTGAAACAGACCAATGCAACATGGAAAGACAAGTCACTCCATGACGCAGTGATCGGCGGCGACAACTGGAAGAACACGATTTTTTCAGCTCAGCGAGCCCTGAGAGAGTTTCAGACACCCGAAGGAGAGTTCACTGATCCGGACGTTTACGAACTGGCGACCTTTGCCGGTAATCATCCGGGCCTGATCAAAATCCTCAAACATTTTGGCGACAGCATGCGAGAGGACAAGACAGTTAGAGGCACTTCTAACAGAACTCTCACTCCAGACGATATTTACGGTAAATAAAGGAGTTAAAAATGGCAGACGCATTCACTGGAATGACCCCTGTTACGCTTGCTGAATGGCAGGCTCTCGTACCCGAAGGCAACACTCAGATCAACATGATGATTCAGACCATTCGGGATTATCAGCCGTTCTTCGATCGTGCCACTATGGTGCGTGGTAATGACGGCCAGGGCAAGAAGGGCCTTATCGGAGAAAAGTATCCTGAAGGTCAGCTTGTCGGAATCAACGAAGGCTGGAGCGCCTCTAATGCCGCAGGCCGTGCCGTTCGTTATCCGTCCTGCGTGGCTCGTGACCGCTCGGTTATCGCCAAGCTCATGCTTGAAAAAATGCCGGATAAAGAACGCAACGCATACCGCATGCGAACCGATCAGATGTTCATCCGCGGCTTAACCCGAGGCATGGTTAAACGAGTATTCCAGGGCAACCCTGCAACAGACCCGCGTGATTGCATGGGTTTGGCAAATATCGTTCTTCCTGATCGTGATAATGGTGTTTGGAAGGATTCCATCATTGACGGTGGCGGCACTGGTACAAATCTGACATCCATTTATTTCGTCAATTGGGATCCGGAGGAGATGACGTGTTTCTTCCCGCAGTATGGCGGAGCCGCCGGCGTATCCATGGAAGCGATCAAGGAGCCTGTCTATGTTCCTGACAAAAACGGCAAAATGTATCCCGCATACGTCACTGAATTCGGATATGACCTCGGCGTTTTCGCTGGCAATCCTGAAAAGATTGTGCGTATTGCTAACGTTGATCCGACCAAATTCACGACTGACAAGGGCGCAACAGACCTGCTCAAGAAGTTTATTGAGGCACGTCACCGCTTGAAGACCTCCGACTTCTCCAATGTCGGTATTTACTGTACTGATCAGGTGGGCTTGATCTATGACCTCCAGTTGCTTGAAAAGACCAAATACACACTTGAGTACAAGACTTTTGGTCAGCGTGAATCAATGCTCTCCTTTGGCGGTATCCCGATCTATCAGTACGGCACCGACGTTTTGCCGTCCACTGAGTCCAAGATCACAGTTTCTTAATCAAGGGGATAAAAATGATCATTGACCAAAAGATGATGTTTTGTGAAAAGGCAGAGGCCAAAACCGCGATCACGTCTAATGTGCTCGATTTTGTTTCGGATCAGACCTCTCCTTACTTGAACGCTCATGGAATGGTGCTCTGCATTTTGACGCCGACAGCAATTGCTGGTACGTCCATCACATTCAAGCTGCAGGAATCCGCGGACAAGTCTACCTACACGGATGTCATGACCACGAAAGCGCTAACGGCCACAGACCTGAAACAGCCCTTGCTTATTGCTCTGCCGCCGATTCATAAGCGTTATCTGAAGTTGGTTTCCACGCCGACATCAGTTACCGCCGGAACTATCACCGCCTTTATTGGCAATGACGTTCAGCTGGGTTCCCCGCTCCGCACGCAGGGAGTTGAATTCCCCGCCGAAACAGCGGCCAGAGGAAGTTAGTTAATTCTCTAGTTGCACGAGGAGGAGGGAGGCTTAAAAACCTCCCTTTTTTAATATGAATGAAGTGTCAATTTGCAATGCCGCTCTGAGCTACTTAGGGCAAAAGGGTACGATCACACGGATCAAACCACCTGAAGGGAATCCGAACGCCGAGGCTTGTGCTGAATACTATCCTCAGGCGCTCCGTTACTTACTGGAGGCTCACAACTGGGCTTTTGCGATCAGGCGCGTGAGACTGCCTGAATACAAAAAATATGACGCCGACTTGTATCAGTGGGCGCACGGCTACCAAGTTCCCTCAGATTATTTGCGCACAGTTAAGGTCTATGAGAAAAGCTCACAGGTGGACGAGGCCGGAATTGATTTTGAAATCGAAACGCTTTCGGAAACAGGCTCATACATTCTCCTAACCGATTCTTCCTCTCCCATGCTTCGATACGTGGCCAGCGTCCAGAACGTGTCAATCATGCCGCAGTATTTCATTCAGGCCCTTGTTCTCCAGCTTGCTAGTTATCTGGCAGGTCCACTGATGAAAACTTCTATGGCGCAGCAGATGATCCAAATGGCCGCTCAAGCACTGGAGACTGCGAAGTTTCAGGATTCTCGAAACTCTATCAGGGTCAAGCACGAATATTTGGCGCCCCACCTGGCTGCACGGAGTATTTAAATGTCATTGAAAATCTATAAGCAGAGTATCGGAGGAGGTGAGATTTCTCCTTCGATGTACTCCAGGATCACGGATCCTTCATATTCTGCAGGGCTGGCCAAGTGCCGCAATATGATTGTTGAACCTCAAGGCCCTGTAGTGAGGAGGCCCGGTTTCTCAATGGTGCGGGAAACGAAGTATCCCGACAGGAAATGCCGCCTGATCCCGTTCACGTTCTCAGCAACCCAAACGATGATCTTAGAGTTTGGGCATCATTACGTCCGATTTCATACCAACGGCTCAACACTGATGAACGGCAATGTCCCGTATGAAGTTGCCACGGATTATGACGAATCCGAACTCTTTGATATTGACTATGCTCAGTCGGTGGACATCATCACGTTGGTGCACTGCTCCCATCCGCCACGGGAATTGAGGCGTTATGGCGCGCTGGACTGGCGACTTGTGGACATCACTTTCAATACGTCCCTTACACCTCCCACTGGAGTAACGGCTACACAGCACATTCTGGGCTCAGCGACATACAAAGACGGGTATGTCCGGAAGTACGTTGTGACCTCGTGCAATGTGGACAACACGGAGGAATCCAAAGCAAGTGCAGCGGCCTCGGTTATTTGTAACCCGTACGGTGATGGCGCTTATAACACCATCACATGGAACACTGTTGCAGGTGCTGATCATTACCGCGTGTACCGTGATAAGGGCGGTATCTATGGCTACATAGGCGAGACCCGCACCAACTCCATTGATGATGACAATATCGCGCCTGACAGCTCGATTACACCGCCTATTTACGACGATGTATTCCTCACCAGTGGAGGTATCAGTGCTGCCACCGTGGTGGCTCAGGGAACGGGCTACACGGGACCGAACGGAGAACTTTTAAGTGTTTCTCTGCTTGAGAGTGAAACTTGGGTGCTGAAAGGTGAAGGTTATGACTATGGCGGAAAATTCAAAGATGCTCCGATGTTAGGCGCCTACTATGACAGCAAATGGAATTTAATGAGCTCAGGCGACAAGTACGGCTATCCCGTGGGCTGGATTCCGTCGAATTTCATGGATTACTTCACCTTCTCCATTACTGTTCACGATGCTGAAGGCTCCGGAGTTGGAGCCGTGGTAAGTCCTGTTAAGGCGAGTATGGCCGACTGGTTCGATATTACGCCGCCTGACTATTACAAACCGAATCCTCGTGTTATCGGTATTAGACCGTTAAAAGGCCTAACGATTATTCAGGCCGGAAGCGGATATAAACGTCCCGTTATTACGATCAGCATTACAGGCTGGCCGACATGGAGTGACGCTTATGACAAGATCACGGGTGTGTTTGAGTTTTATCGCTACTCAGGCTCATTCCAGGCCTCGGCAACGTCCGCAGGATTCATGCAGTCTTCGATTAACGTCACGGACGCAACGGGAAGCGGGGCTGTTCTGGAGCCTGTATTTAGTCAGGGCAAACTTACTAACGTCCTAATCAAGAACGCAGGAGCGGGCTATTCCAACCCGACAGCGACACTTATTTCAAACTATGGCTCAGGCGCTCAAATCTCTCTGACTGTAGCCAACGCTGGAGACTATCCAGGATGTGTGAGCTACTTCGAGCAGAGAAGGTGGTTCGCTGGCAGCCGCATGAGACCGCAATATATTTGGGCCACTAAGACGGGTACAGAAACGGATATGGGCTACTCCCTCCCGTCCCAGAGCACGGACCGAATCAAGGTGAGGGTAGCGAGCCAGGACAGCAACAGAATCCGCCATATCGTGCCACTTTCTCAACTGCTGATGCTGACAGCGAGTGGGGAATGGAGAGTGAGCCCCGTGAACTCTGACGCAATCACGCCTGAATCTATGAGCGTAAGACCGCAGTCTTATGTCGGATCAAGCCAGACAAAACCGGTCCTTATTAACAATACGATGATCTTTGCCTCAGCCCGAGGCGGCCACCTGAGAGAACTCGGTTACAGCTACCAAGCAGGCGGTTACATAACCTCGGATGTGTGCCTCAGGGCCGCGCACCTCTTCGATCATCACGAAGTTGTTGATATTGCATACGCCAAGGCGCCTTATTCCATTTTTTGGTGTGTGAACGACATAGGCAAACTAATCTCCTTTACCTATGTTCCAGAACAGCAGGTGGGCGCATTCGCTCAGCACGAGACCCAGGGAGACTTTGAATCCTGCGCGGTGGTGCCAGAATCCAATGAAGATATTCTTTATGTCGTGACCAAGCGCAAGATCGGAGAGAACACCGTAAGGTTTGTTGAGCGCATGAACGAGTACATCATTGACAAGGATGAAGATTATCTCTTCATGGATTGTGCGGGCACTTACTCAGGCCCGGCCAAGACCGAAATCTCTGGCATTAGCTGGCTGAATGGGATGAAGGTTTCCATCCTGGCCGACGGCTATTGTGTGCCGGATCAAGTAGTGCAGAACGGCAAAATCACGCTAAGAAGAGCGGCCTCCAAGGTGCATGTAGGGTTGCCTTACAACTCAGACATTCAAACGTTACCGCTTGCATTACAGCTCCAGGACTTGTCTTTTGGCAGTAATCACAGGAAGAACATCAGCGGGGTGGCCGTGAGGATGATTGATTCAGCGAGCATCTTGGCTGGCTCGAGTTTCGACGACCTCTATCAGCAGCCGACACGCGGACGGGAAACACCCGGTACACCGCCGAAGAAGAGAAACGGAGAGTTTGAAGTAGATATCGCCGCTTCATGGACGGATGACGGTCAAGTGTGTATTCGTCAGAGCGCCCCGCTCCCGCTGAAAATCTCCAGTATTACCGTGACCTGCGACGTGGTGTAGTGCGCATCACGCTCTTGGAATCCTCCAATATCTATGCTGAGTTGGAGGATTTTTTATGGCCGGATCTAGTTTCTCTTTTGGCACCTTGGGCCTTATTTCTACAGGTGTTTCCACACTGTTTAACGCCTTCGGTGCGAAGAGCATCACGAAGTACAACAATGCTATTGCACAGGCTCAGGCAGACATAGCCAAGATCAACGCGGACACAATGAATCTGCATTATCAGCAGAGATTGTTCGCGGCTGAGGGTGAGTATCAGCGAGAGACAATGCAAGCCGCTCAAATGAAGGCGCGGCAGAAAGTCTCATTAGCCGCTAATGGCGTGGCAATCGGGGTCGGATCAGCTGCGGAACAATTGGCCAGCACGGACATTGTGAAAAAGATCAACCTCAACAGGCTTGAATCTAACGTCAAAACCGAGGCGTGGGGCTACCGTGCAAAAGAGACTGACTACCGTAACCAAGCGCTCATGAGCTTAGCCAATAAGAAGAGCGCCTCCCGAGCATTCACCGATTCCCTGCTTATCGGAGCTGGGAATATGGGCATGGCTTTTGCCTATGGAAAATTGATGAATATGGCCGCTAAAACTGAAACCGCCGAGCCATCTGAACCCGATGATCCAATCAAAGTTGACGCCATATCGGGAGCCGATCCGGGAATCAAGATTGACGCAATCTCAGGCGCACAGCCCAACATGAACAGGATTGACGCCATATCAGGAGCACAACCCAATCTCCTTCTAGGCCAGACAGTCAAAACGACACAGCTCTATCCGACAACTAAAAACATCTTCTCTCTGAACTACAGAGGATAAAAAATGCCAATCGTCCCTAAGTATGAAAACAACGTCCCAGGTGTTGTAGAGAGCGGCCGAGGTTTCGGCGCTCCCGTTGATAACGTCCCACCCTCTTTTGACTATGAAAATGTCATGAATCGAGCGCTTCAGCCGTGGTCACAGATTGCAGATAGCGCTGTCAAAATTGAGGCCTATCACCGTGACACCGTTGTGAAAGCGCGGGCTGATGAACAGCTGGACGCTTACAACAAGGAAGTACAGACAACGCTGTACGACCCTGAGAAAGGATACTTTGCACAGCGCGGCAAGAACGCGGTTACAGGTTGGGATCAGGCGCAGAGCGACCTGCAATCCATTTATGACAAGCACTTGAGCCAGATTGATGATCCAGACGTGAAGGAGGCTTTTAAGTCGAATGCCCTTCAGCGCCTCAACTCTGTAAGACAGAAGACAGTCGTCTATAGAAACGAACAGAACATCCGCTGGCGCGCTCAGACCTCTAAAGACCATGCAGACAATCTTGTGGAGGAGTTTGCATTAGGCGGTTTTACTCCAGACGGTCAACGCACAATGGCTAGCCTGATGAACGAGATCGAGTATCAGGGCAGGATGGAAGGCTGGGACGAGGAAACAGTGAAGCGCCAGAAGAATGCTTATCAGTCTTTGGCCTATGCATCAGCTTATTCCAATATGTCTATGGCCAATCCTGTTGGAGCACTTAGACACTTCCAAACGGACGGCTTAAAGCAGATGACAGTCGATGTCGGTAGGAAGACCTATCAGATGTTGTTCCACCGCTCGGCCCCTCAGCTCGTTGAACTTTATGAAAGATGTGGCGGCCCAACTTCTATGGCGCTCACTTCTGGTGCGACCGCCAGAAGAACAGGGGATGGAGGTCCTAACGTGTTGCGCCAATCCGCGGCTCAGGCTGGCATAGGAACTCCTCCAAAGGTTTCTGACAAGGTGCTCAATACGTCCGGTTATAAGGGATGCAATCCGTTAAATGTCAAAGTATTTGGAAATAAATGGAAGGGCCTCATAGGTCAGGATGAAAGAGGTCATGCAATCTTTGCACGTCCTGAAGACGGCATTCGCGCTGGCGTGAAGGTCATCCAGACTTATGCCAACAAGTATGGCCTCAATACCATTGAAAGTATTTTGTCTCGGTTTGCCGCGGCAGATTCACTGACAATGGGCTCATACGTTGACAACGTAAGCCACGCCACGGGTTATGGGTCTAACGAGCGATTAAATCTGAAAGATCCCGAAGTCTTAAAGAAAGTTGTTACCGCAATGATGAAGCAGGAGATCGGCGATGTCCCGTACTCCGAGCGAACGATTATTGCAGGTATCCAGGGCGCTCTGGGTAAAGAAGACATTAACGACTTCTCCGACTTCTACAACACGAAACTTACAGACGAAGAGGAAGCACAGTATCAGGCATGGGCTAAGAAGATCGGCCATGAGCGTGATGTTTATGACTATGACCTTAGAGGCGCCTGGAAAGCGGGCGCCGCTCAAGCTGAGAACGGTCACTTTCCTGACACGTTTAAGAAACCGAATCATCACACATTCTCCGTTGAAAGTCAGTATGCCGACGGGAAGAGAAATATTGGCGGCCGCTGGGTAGTTGAGAACGGCCAAAACATCTTTATTGGACCGAACGGTGAGCGCCGCGATGACAACGGCAAACTTTTGAGTGAAGGAACCGCTCAGGCGCCCAGACTGACGGCAGCAGACCTTGCTTTTAATCCGAAGGTGAAGACAGGGATAGCGGTTATTGACGATCTGAACGAACCTGAAAAGCTCTGGATCATGCAGCACGCCAAGCAAAAGATGAACCAGAACCTCAAGCAAGCTCAAATTGATCTGAAGAAGAATGTCGATAACGCATTGTCTCTGGCACTGACACAAGGCGATAGAAGCACTCTGCCTGATGTTGCTGACTTCATTAACGTCTATGGCCAGGATGATGGAGTGCGTATTTATCAGGAAGCGGCCAGACAATCCCAGCTCAATGCAAACATGTATCAAATGCCTGGGATGTCCAATGGAGAGATTTTATCCATCAGCAAATCTTTGACGCCTCAGAAAGACGATCCCGATTACGCGAACAGAATAGAGCAGAAGGCAACATGGGATAAAGCGGCTCAGACAGTCCTTAAAAAGCGAGACAGTGATCCGATGTCTTTTGCAATCAATCATGTCCCGGCCCATGGATTGACGACCATAGAAGACTTTAATCAGCCATTGGCCAAGACGCTAAATGAGGTTTCCAATCGTGTATCCCAATTTCAATCTATCCAGCAAAGTTTCGCTATTGAACCTCAGGCAATGAAGTTGTTCACAAACGAGGAGGCTGCGAGATTAAATGACACGTTGGAAAAGATGAATGCGGATCAGGCCGCTCCGATTGTCTCGGCAATTTCTGGACTTGTCGAGGAACAGGGAGGAGCGGCGGCCTCAAGAACTTTGATTAACCAATTCACCAAAGACGGACGGCCAACAAAACTGAGCTCGGCCCTGGCCCTAGCCACGAGCGCTAATGCAGTCAATAAAGGCTATGTGAAAGAGTACTTGGCAGGGAACGCCTTCTTGACCAATAAAGAGGCTGATCCAGATACGGGCAAGTCAGCAGTTAATGAAGAGATTGGCAAAGAGATTAGAGGCTTGTTTGGCCAGCCTGAAGCAGGCCGCCAGGCCGTTGAATTGATCCGAGGTATT